CCTCCTACTCTGCAATTAATAGGTTGACTTGTAGCTGATGTATCAATAAATAAATTTGAACTATTAACATCATGAAAACCAATCTGACCTTGTAGATTTCCTCCACCATCTTTATATTGAATTGATGTTTCAGCAGCATTTCCTGTATTACCAGTATCAGAATCTTGTACTACTATTTGAGGTTCTGTTGCTGCTAAAAATGTTGAAGTTCCAGTTGCACTTATAGTTCCTGTTACAGAAAGTCCAGTACTATTGAAAGTACCAACTAAAGCATTAGAAGTTCCTCCATAAATTCCAACAGAAGAACCTTTAACTCTTAATTCTTTATATGCAGAACCACCTCTATCATAAGAACTGATTTGTCCAGTGTTTGCATCAGGTGCATTTATCTCAATACCTTGACCTGCTGTAGGAGTTCCAGATCCTGTAAATTGTCCATAAGGTGCTTTTAAGAAAGTAGTTCCCTCAAGACCAATACTACTTACAAGAGCACTTTTAGCATCAACAAAATTAAATGTTATATCTGTACCAGAATCAATTGTAATACCTGCACCATCAGCCTGAGCATCACTGGTGCTTCCCTTACCAATTAATATGTTTTTATCAGTAACTTCTAGATTGGCAGTAGAAACCGTTGTAGTAGTTCCTGTTACATCAAGGTTACCAGATATCGTAACAGTACCACCACCACTGTTAGCATTGATTGTAAAGGCATTAGGAACTGCTAGAGTTTGACCAGTAAAATTATTAGAACCATCATGCTTCAAATAGGTAGAAGCAGCAGTATTTACTGTTGTCTCATGAGCAGTAAAATCAGCAGCAAGTAAATTAATTTCTTGTCTCTGTTGCTCAAAGGTAAAATTGGTTGCTACACTTCTTTGTGGCATTGTATGATCCTCTAATTAGTATGATGCGACGGCTCTTAGATCCTGAATTTTAGGAACGTAAGCAGGATTACGTGATTTCATGATAAGTTTCACTGCAAATGATGAAAACTCAGGAAGATCTTCAACACTATAACTCAACTCCTGATAAGATGATTGCTTCTCAGTGATACCACTTATAGAGTTTTCTGAGGTAGCAATTGTATCAGTATCTGGTAAACCTGTACCATTAAAGTATACCCATTCAATATCCTCAAAATTCTCCTGAGATGAAGATTTCTTTATTCTATATAGGAGTCCTATGTTGTTTATGTCACTTGTATTAGCAGTAATTTTGACGTTGATTCCTGTTGCTGGATTCTGAATTGCAACTTCTTTAGTCACATACTTAGCGATGTTAGAACTGTTCTTAGATTTAATATCTGATATGAAATCTACACCATCTGTATAATGAACTTTAGATACTTGAATGAATCCTTCTTCACCAGTTGTCTGACCAGTATATGATAGATAATCATCTACACGAAATACATCAGTTGCTTGTGAACCTACAACTGAATTTCTAGCAAAAGGATCATTAGCAATACCAGTTGCCTTGCTTGTATAATCATCATTAATTGGTTGCTTGTCATTTATAACAGTCAATTGACCTGCCTTACTATCCCATAAAACAATAGCAGCATCAATTGTATTATCATATGTGTTTGCAAATCCATCTGGACTTCTAGCAATTACTTTACTTACTGCTGTTGTGTTAGGGAACTGAGGGACAATCTGTGTTATAGAAGCATTGTTAACAGTAACCTTATTAGTACCATCATCATTCAATGCTGTTTGTGTAGTAAACTTCAATGTCTCACCAGCTGAGAATGTATTAGTTGTCTTAACAACAACAGTTAAATTAGCACCATCAACCTTAACAAGTTTTCCAGAAGCATTACTTGTAACACCAGTAACTGTGTCTAATCCTTGTACATTAGAACCAGGAGTTGTAAAGTTAACTCCACTATGTGTATTTGTAACTGAGAATTGATATACAGGATAGAACTCAAGAATCTGATCTCTACGTCCAAATCTATCTTCCTTACCAGCAGCATATTCAACTCTATTGGAAATAGTTTTAAGTGATGCCCTAGAAAGATCAACTAATGGTGATAGATAATCAACTGTACTTGAAAGATCAAGTTTATATGTAAGAGATCTTTCAATATTGTTGATGGATTCATTAATAGTTGATGCAATAACTTTTTGATTAATAAAGAAGAAGTCTTCATTCAAGAATGTCTTTTCATAATCTGATTGTGTATATGATTCAAATGTTCCTACATTATCATCTACAGGTTTGATATTAGTTGTCTTAACTGTAGAATCAATTTTAGTTTGTGAGAATGAAAGATTAGGAATAATTGCATGAACCTTTTCAAACTTTCTATTATATGTTGCTAGTACATTTGTACCACCACCAAATGAATTAGAAGATGCTCTGCTAGATGTTGTAACTACATAACTGTCAACACCACTATTACTTACTTGATATAATTCAGAATTTAATTTAGTTGCAGTGACTCCACCAACATTAGTTGCTGATTTAAAGAATACATATGATTTTCCAGAGTCTTCAAATCCATTATCAAAATGATTAACCTTAATTTTAAAATTGTTATTTTTAAAGAGTGTTGAAGTAGCACCAGTATTTGCTTCTGCATTGGTTTCTATTGGATTAGCATCAAGTTTTTCATAACCAAGTTCTTCATTTGTAAGAAGTAGAGATGCAGTTCTTGAGATATCAAATTTAGCACGATGTATGTTGAACTTAAGATCTTCAAATAAATCTTCAGTCCAATCATTAGTATTTTGAGACTTATAAAGAGATCCAAGTAAAGGTTGTGTTGTAACAGTTGTGCTAGTAGCAATTTCTGTTTCACCTAATTTAGATGCCCATACAAGATAATCAACAGAATCTGTTTCCAATACAAGAGCATACTCAGTATCATTTTCTAAGTAAACTGGATAATCAAAAACAAAATTAGTTGGAGTTGTAGAATTAACAGCATTAGTTGTTACATCATCAATAGCAACACCCATTCTGACTGCGGGACTATCAATTGTAATAGAGGATGATATTACAGCACCAGCATTTCCAGTTCCTGTACCTGCAATAACAACAGCAGGTGGTTCAGTGTATCCAGAACCAGAAAGAACTATTTCAGAATCATATACTTTACCACCACCAACTCTAACAGTTGCAGTTGCAGTACCGCCACCAGGTAACTGAGGACTCTCAATTGTTATGATAGCAGACTCGTAAGAAGAACCAGTATCAGTGACTGCTAGACCAGTTACTCTACCAGAATTTTTTGCTATCTTAAGAGTATTAGTTGTGTTATTAGTGTTGTTAGCAAGTGTTAAAGAAGGTATACTTAGCGTCTCATCTTGTTGGAAAGATACACCAGTATGATTGCTAAGAACTAAGGTATAGCATTGTTCATTTGTTAATGAAAATACACCAGCAGAAGATGGAGTAACCTCAATATTGTTCTTATCAAATACTCTAGAAATAGGACCTGATGCATTGGATGTGCCACCAGTTACTTTTTCACCTTTTGTGACTGTTAATCCAGAACTAGCAACTACCTTCAAGTAAGTATCTGGAGAAATAACTTTCTGTGTACCAGGAATAATATTTTTACCAGGTTTACTATTTTGTACATCTGTTAGATATACTCTAATAGGAATTTTATCACTCTTAGTAGAGAAGTATAAATCAACACCTGTTGTAAATACACCACCATCAAAATTCTCTACTTTAAATGTCTGTGCAAGAGGATTAGGTCTAATTGGATTAGCAGTGTTGCTTGCAGTTAACTGTGTTCCTTCGTTAGACTTAAAGAATGCAGGAGATGTAGATATAATAGAAGATGGATTATCTGGAATTGCACCAGTAGCATAATATTTAACTTCAGCATATGTTTCTGCTGTGTTCTTATCAGCATCAATTGAACTTGATGTAAATCTTATTGTCTTAATACCAGTAGTGAATCTAACTTCACTTGAAGCATCATCATAAAGAACTGTATCTACATTACCAGTCCATGTAGTATTTTCTCTAGGTGCTTTTCCAGAAGGAATTAAAATAATACCACTAGCATTTCCATTTTCATCTGTTTTAATTTCTCCATTAAATGCAGAGAGTGAATTACCAGCTATGCCTGTGTATCTTGCATCAGGATTTACCCAACGAGCAATGTTTTGACCTTCCATAAAGGCATAAACTGTTGTGTTTGGTTTTAAACGATTGATTACATATTTTACAGGAATACTTCTTGCAAAGAATGATAAAGAAGTTGCAACAACATTAGATCCAACACCTTTTGTATTGATACCTTTACCAACCTCATTATTTTGAGGACTGATATTAGAAGAACTACCAACAGATGCATTAGCAACACTTGAATTAGAGAGACTATTATTAGTTTCGGCAAAAGATCCAATATTAAAGAATGCTCTGTTTGCTCCTATCCAATTAACTTTATATGAATTATAAAGACTTGATAGAGAATCTCTAATACTATCTTTTGCTAAAAATATAGAATAAAGATTAGTGTTATTATCATTTACTAATGGAGCAGTAGAATTATCATACCAAGAATCTACACTAGGTCCTATAAATGAATCTCCAACATACTGAAGTACAACAAATGGATTTGGATTTATTGTCTTAGTAGCAAAGTCATTACCAAGTAATTTTAGTTCTGAGTATGGAAGTGTTACACGATCTCCAGTCTTCTTATAACCAGCAGTTGTTCTTTGATCATCTCTAGTATAAACTTCTTCTAACTTAAGTGAATCTTCTTTAGACTGTGCTCTCAATACAGACTGTTGTGTGTCAATAGCACACTTATAATCAACAGATCTTAGAGAACCAATCTTATGTGTCTCAAAATTGTCTACAATGAAACCACTCTTATAACGATTATTTCCAGTGCTGTCAATAATTTCCATATTGAGTGCTTGCTGTTCAAGTATACTCAATGTTGTATAATATTCTAATCTCTCAATACGCTTCTCTAACTTACCGATATCACGCATTGTATAACGCTTATTGTCAACAGGAGAAATTCTTACATCTTTATTTGATTGTGTAAATGCAGGAATATAAAGATATGCTAGTGCAATAGCATCACCAACTGGATCGGGTTTAGATGGGTTGAGAGAAGAGTTACCTTCCTTGATGATGAAATCCCCCTTCTTATTCAAGAAGACACCATCAATACGATCTAAGTACTGTTTCTGTGTAAATGAGAATGTATATTCAAGTCCACTATCAGGTGCAGGTGTACTAGAAACGATACCACCACTACCTGTAAATGATCTTGTATTTGCAGCACCTAATAAAGTTGCATTAGTAGTAGCACTATTTTGGAATCCAGAGATAATAGCAGCACTATCTACTTTAGGTCTGAAATCTATAACATCACTTAGATTAACATTACCTAATGCAGGTGAATTATATGTTGGAATATTATCTGCTGTAACACCAGCTTCATGTAAGTAAGAATCTACTACACAAAAATCACCTGCTGTATGTTCAAAGTAATCAAATGCAACTACAATTTTTCCTGAAGGAACATCAGCACCAGGTTTCAATACTATTCTAGAAACATCATATAATGTATCTCTTTGACCATCATCAAATGTAAATCTATTTGTGATATCTGTACCACTAACAAGAGTACCATTTTTATCTACTGTAGGAGCATCAGATGCAGATCCCATATAGACATATCTTAGATTATATACGTCAGCATATGTTGATACAGTTGTACTAGTGGTATCATAATCAGTTCCTCTCAAAGGAATAACTCTATCACCAACAGAGTCTACAACAATTCTTTTATTCTCAATAGAAGTCTTAAGTCTTGGTTTTGCTTTTGTAACTTCTAAAGTAGCAGTTAGTTTAAACTTTGGAAATGCAGTATATGTTGAGGATGCAGGACCAAAATAATTGTTTGGAAGATTTAAAGTAACACTACCAGAAGTAAGTCCACTCGCAGCATCAATAGATGATGTAATACTTACTTGATCTGAAGTAATGTATAATATATCTCCTTTAGATATTAAAGAAGTGCCAGATGTAGTGCCTGGATCAAGAACAGTAATTAAGAAATTACTCTCACTAAATGAAACAAATCTTTGTGTACCAAAATCTAATTGTGCAGCAAAAGTAAATCCACCACTTGTCAATCCACTTCCAGTGCTTACAAAATCTCTTCTAAGATAATATTCAATCTTAGAGTCATCAGCACTTGATACAAGAGAACTAACTTGATTAGTACCTGTTTTATAAAGAAGAGAACCAGAATTAAAATTACTAATTGCAGGTCTTACTCTAACAACACTACCATTTGTTACAGCAGCGGGTAAAGATCTGTCCAAATAAATTCTAGACTTCAACACACCAGATGGTTGTGTAGCTTGTTGTACAATTGCACGAATAGTTGTATCAGTTGTATCTGTAAATTGTATCAGATCTCCTTGTTGTAAAAATTTAGAAGTATCTCCACCAAATCCATTACACTCTATAAATTTCTTACCAAGTTCACCACTAAATGTAAAGTCAGTTACTGATGTAACCTCGGCATATTTTTCTCTATTAACTTCAATATCAGCAGTATACTTATTAGCGTTACCAGAACCAAACTCACAGAAGAATGATTTAACATTCTGTGGTGTGTATGTAACTACAGAATCTCTTGCAAGAACTGGAACAACAACCGCACCAGTGCCTGCACCACCACTAGGATTAACTACTGTAACAATAGGAGGTCTAGAATATTCTACATTGACAAGATCTCTATTTACAATTACAGCACTAATAACTGAATTTCCAGCTAATGTTAAATTAATTTTTGATATATCATAATCAACACCATCAATCCTTAATTTTGTTCCTGTGTTATAATTTGCTCCTCTAGCAGCAACAATAAAATGAGATATTGTATTATCTTTGCGAATTCTTAAAGTATTATTTCCTTCATCTCTGATTGGTTCACCTGATTGAAAAGTTCCAAACAGTGTTTTAACCATTAATGTTTTAGTTGTTGTATATGCCTTATCAGTTGCACCTTCTATAACACCATATGCACCGCTTTGAAGACCATAAACATACTGTCCATTACTGAAACTACCTGTAACACTAATTGGTTCATCTAGACTTAGTTTAGTAAAGAATTGAGGATCAAAATAAGATAATCCAAATGTACTATTATAAACAGCACTACCATTAGATTGTCTACCTTTAGAAACAACAACGTCTATATCTGAATTAAATCCAGAACCTTTTTCTATAAGAGTTACATTACTTGGTTTAGCAAGTCCTATAACTGGAGTGATAGTTTCGTTATAATCAACGATTGTTCCAAATTCAGTTGCTGATCCATTCTTAGCATCATTTTCTGTTAAGAACAATTTTCTATTATTATCAGAATCTCCACCATCATATTCTAGTAAGAATTCATCTAAGTAACTCTTCTTACCACTAACAGTAACCTCAAGGAATGTATTAGCTGAATTAGAATCAACTTCTATTCTACTTACAATAGATAACGCAATTCCAGATACATTAGCAACCACTGATGGAGCACCAGCATTAGTTCTATTAACAACAAACCAAAGATTTGATATTGCTGTCAATCTTGAATCATTATCAGTTGTAGCTGTACCACCAATATTATCAATGTTTACACTACTATCAATCTTTACATAAATTGTTTTGATACCTGTGTCAATATCAAAGAAAGTACCACGACGATCTGTAGTTTGTTTTACGTCAGTTACCGCTTCAGTATTGTTTAGTCCAATAGAACCATCATTGAAGTTAGCACATAAAAATATATTAGGGTAGGAAGTTAAATCAGATCCTTCTGCGTTCAATGGTACAGTACCAAAAGTATTATTGACTTTATAGGTAGGTAGTCCACCAGTTTTTAAACGAATATCAGATCTGTTTAGAGTTTCTCTTGCTTTATTAACAACAAGATTTTTTGTTTCTTTGTTAACAATCTCATATCCTTTAACATATGCTTTACCAGGACCTATACTTGCAAGTAATTTTTCTGCTGCTACTGTAGTTGTAAATCCATTAACTAATCCAGTTACCGAATCAGCAGAATATACACCTAAATTACCACTTGTCTGAAAATATTCTCTAATGTCAATAGAAAAATCATCTACAACATAATCTCCAGATTCATCATAAGTTCTTCTTGCAAGAGTATTTTCAATAAGATTATAGTCTGTTGGTATTACTTGACTCTGTACAGCACCAGACTTAATAGTTAATAACTGTATAAAATTCTTATCAGTAGTCGCAGTATAACCATACTGTGTTAATGTTAGATCAATTTTTAATCTATCTGCACCTGGTGCACTATAATTAGTTGATCCAATAGCGTTATCATAAAGAGACTCATCTGTCTCAGATGAGATTATACTTTCTGCAATTTTAAAACCAACCTTTGTAGATGGTTGATCATAATACTTATCAATTACTAATAACTGAGAAGAATTTCTTACAAAATATCCATTTACAAAATAAATTCCTTCTTCTACTTTAACAGCAGAAGCAAGACCCATTGCATCACTAATCAACGATGATACTTCACCTGTATCAGGATTAGTAACAGAAATACTAGTAGGAAGTACGCTTCCATCGGTTCCAACCACTAAGAGTGGTGTATTTACTCCGTCTACGACTTCTAAAGTCTCACCTTGACGAAATGTTTCCTCATTGCCTGCATTACCACTATTAATATAGTTAACATATACAACATCAGAAGCAGTTTCTGTTGCTTTAGATGCTTCAACTACACTACCAACAACACCAGATGCTAATCCTTTTAACTGTTGTCCCTTTAATAAAGTAATATCATATTTTTTATAAACAATATTACCATCTACATTAGTGGGAATTTCTGATACAGATGACAGTTTAACAAAATTAAGTTTAGTGTTTAAAGCAACTTCACCAGGTATAACAAGTTCACCTTGTTTAAAGGCATACTTACCAAAACTTTCAATCTGATTTTGAAGACTAGACTGTAACTGGGTTAACTCTCTCGCTTGGATTGAGTAACCAGGGCGAAAGAGAACCTTGTAGAAGTTTTTATCCTGTGCAAAATCGTCGTAGTATGGAGCTACATTAAGGTTCGTCTTCTGAGGCATCTCACTTTATCTCTTTTTAGTAATTTAGAATTCAATTACGAGCTTGATGT